ATGTATATTACAGGAGTATTTTTATATTCTTGATCTGTAAAGGTAAGACCTCTTATAGTTCTTATATCAACTTGGAACATCTTTACTAATTGACCGTGAGCTACATCGCTACATGGAGTCGTTGTGTTTGGATAAGAACCAACGGGAACATTTCTTAGTCCGAGCGGATAACCAGTGGCTGTAAAATTAGTACCAGGTCCTCCATATTCAGCAGATCCTGAAGTTTTATTGGTATATTCGTTTATGTTATAAGCTTCAAATTTTCTGGGAGTAACTGTACCTTTTCTACCATTAGTTAATTTTTTAATGAAGAAATTTGGATTTGTTTGTGTAAAATCTGTCAAGAAACTACCTTCAAAATCCAAAGTTGTTGCTGTAGTAAATCCTAGAACCTTTGGAACCGCTTCTACCTCTTCCCAGGAATAAGCATATGCTTTAGCTCTTGTCGGGCTTGAAGCGGCAGTCAAGCCAGTTGCTCCTGTTATAATAGCCATAAAAGAATCATTTCCATTATTAACACAGCAGACAACATTTTTAAACACGTTCCACTTTTCTTTTAATTTTCTAAGTTTAAAGTAAGCAGCATTTTTTGACATGAGTGTTTTCTTAATGCTTATATAAACTTTTGGTATATTCAGTGTTCTATTTGTAGTGTCTCCAAATGGATCTGCTTCATCTATATCATACATCGTTTGCCACAACGTAATACTATTTCTTGATGGAGTATTCTGCGGTGCTGTTATTCCCTCTAACGAATAATAGCTATAGGATGGTTCAGATCCAGATGAATTGTAATAGGATTCGTCGTAATATCCAAAAGAAGAATTTGGATATACTCTTCTTGAATAATGTGTTAGCGTAACACCTGAAGTATTATTTGACAAATATTCTAACTTAAAATCATCAAATTTTATAACATCTGATACGGTAAAATCTAAAGGATAATCCGTATCTGTTCCTGAAGTATAAAAATTATAAATTGCCGCAGGAAATAAATCTTTTATTCTATAGATAACATTCTTTTTTACAACCGATTCTGTATCATCCAAGAATTTAAAGTAAGGATTTTCAAAATTAGGATCTATTCTTTCGTAATAAGATCCGAATGTTCCGGCATTTTCTAATTCCATAAAAGAGATATTTGGAGTTATATTAACTGCATCAATTTTTTCTTCTCTTAAATTTGGATCTTGTGTTTCTGGATAGCTGTCTCTATCAATAGTTGTGTAATAAGCAACAGGTTCAGATTGTATTAGGGTTGACAGAGAAACAAAGTTTGTTGATGCCAAATCTTTCCAAAAGAAAACATCTGCTACTGGAGAAGATACCAAAGTATTTTGTACGTTTGAATTTTCAGCCAAATAATTTAAAAGATTTAAAACCTTTATCTGATCAGTTTTTGTTCCTGCTGGATATGTAATGGGTTTATTCTTTAACCATGCATAGTTTGTTGTTTTGGAAACATAAAAAACATCACCTGGAAAAAATATGGTAAACATATCTTTTACCCAGCTATCTCCTGTAACATCTCCTTGGGCAGTTGCATCGGATATTAGCTTTATATCTTCTACTACATCAACAGGAACTCTTTCATTGAAAAAATATGACTCATGAACAAATTTTAAATTTAATAATTTTGGAGTTGTCTTATCAATATAATCAGTTCCTCTTGAAACCTGATAAATGTAAAAATCATTAATTGATATTGTTTGTCCGTTTCTATCTGTGATGTTTAAAGTTAGTTGATCTTTTCCACTAAAATTAAAATCAGCCATAGCATCAGAAGGATCTCTAATGACTAGAATTCCAGAAGGCACAGTTCCAAATATGCCCTCTTCAATTATTAATTGTTCAAATAAACCATAAGACTGGTTGTTGTTAGATATAGTCCATATAGTGTTATTGTGGCCATGCTTTATGGTTATAGAATTAATAGTTACTAGATCAGCTAATGCCATTCATCTTATCCTCAAATTTTTTAACATAATTTTCTTCAACAAAAGTCATTATATTGTTCTTGTCTAGTAAATTTTCTTTTTCGTTTATATAAGAAAAATTAGAAGTAGATCCCGTGTTCTTCAAAGAAACATATTCATTTATAGCAGTTGTATTGTCTTCGCATACAATATTAGATTCATTTAAAAAATAAATTGCAGAATCTGCATATGGCTCTACTAAGTTAAGAGTAATATTGCCAGAGACATAACTCCAAGAACCATTTGTATTTCTTATGATGTTATAAGATCCCGTTCCTAAAGATCCAACTACTAGCAATTTAAGTTTACTTACATTGTCATTTACTTTATTCACATATCCAAAATTACCAGTTACACAGAATCCGGCAGAAAAACCAGAATCTGATGGTGCAATCAAATCCCCCGGTTGTAAACAGGCTCCAGATATGCCGCTAAAAAATCCTGCCTTGTAAGAATTTAAAAGTGTTTCTTGTTCTTCTATTGTGTATGGAAACTGAGTAAATGGATTTAATATTTTTGATGCATAAATTGGAACAAAATAATATTTTGGATCACTATAAGTTTGAGATGAAATTCTATCTAATAAGACATCTTCATCTATTTTTTTAGAATAAAAAAATTTTTCCAATTCTGACAGATCATAATTGGTTGCTATATCAACTATAGTCTTATCAACACCATCAAAATTGTATTCTATTTTTTTAAAATTATCAAACATTATACACCCGCTGAAATTTCAGATTTACTATAAACAAATCCATTTTTATATGTTCCTTGTTCAAATTCTTTAAAGGTCAAGCTCAAACTCGTTGCTATAGGAGTTCCATCTTGGAAAAATTTTGCTGGAGTTTCTTCGCCAAAGGGTATTTTGTTTATTGCCACTCCAACCAAAACACACACCAATGGATCTCCAAGCCATTGTCTGGTAAGATATTCCGAGTTTCCTTGGCCTATGATCTGCAATCTCCATAGTGGTGGCGGGAAAACTCTTTCTGGTATTTCCGTGGCTTCTGGATAAGAAGCAACTCTAAAAGCTTCACAAATATTCCCAATGGCAGAAGATTCGTTAAAATCTTTTGGAACCATTGTATATTTGAATGTAAATTCTCTTCTAGCCTCTCCAACCAATGACATTTCTGTTAGGTTAGTAAATCTTCTAATAGTTGATGTAGAAGATAGGGCCTCAAAATTTGCTAAAATAGGATCGAGAAAGGCTCGTTTGAGTAAACCCTCTCTACCACCAGGACTGTTTGCTTCACCAGCAGCAGATAAAATTGGTCCTACCGGATTTACACCCTCTGAAAAGGTATGTTCCGTTTTTATGTTTATATCTAATGGCAAAGGAAGCTGAATATAATCAAATGCTCTTGAAGAAACTGCACTGCGAGTTCTATTTACAGCCAACACATTGTATTCGGCTGCTTGGAACAGAACCCAATATGGTACTTCTGGAGTGTCGTTTAGTGGAAAAATAAAAGGCATTTTTGCTTCTTTACTATATATTTCATGCCGTACAAAACAAAATTTGTACCAGTTAATAGGAATAAGTATGTCGGTAATGTCGATAAAATTTTATGCAAATCTCTCTGGGAAAGGAAACTTTGCAAATATTTCGACGCTAGCGAGAAAGTTGTAAGTTGGTGCTATGAATGCCTTAAAATTCCGTACATTTCCCCTATTGATAACAAACGCCATACTTATTTCCCTGACTTTGTTGTTCAACTTCTTGACAAAGATAACGAGAAAAAAACATTAGTCGTGGAAGTAAAACCAGAAAAGCAGACAAAAAAACCTCTTAATCCAAAAAAAAAATCCTATAAGGGGGATGTTAAAACATTTTTAGTAAACGAAGCAAAATGGAAAGCTGCAAATTGTTTATGTGAAAATAATCATTGGGAATTTAAACTCTTAACAGAAAAAAATATATTCAAATGAACTCAATTTCTTACATAAAACAAGTAATCAATCAAGCTGGTGGCATACAAAGAACCAACCGATTCAATGTAACGGTGGATACTCCAGATGGTATAAACACGATACCAGCACAAAAAGTAACATTCGGTGGAAGACAAATTGATACGGTATCCGATTTCATGTCAGGTCCTGGCAATGGTAGAAATATACCAATGAATCAAAACTATGGTCCAGGAAAAGAAGCAAATCTTTTAATAACATTTCCCGTGGAACAGGATTGGAATACTTATAAAAAAATAGAAAATTGGATGAATACCCTTGTAAATGATGGAAGCCTTCCACAATATTATGGACCATCGTTTGCAAGACCTTACAATAGCTATGCAAGACCAGGCTTAGTTGTTGTGGAGTGCCTTGATATGAATGGCGGAACCAAAGCAACATTTACTTTTTCGGAAGCTTATCCAGTAAAAATATATCCAATTGAGATGAGCGCAGAATTTTCAGATAAATTTTTAACTTTTGATGTAGGATTTATATTTAGAAATTATGGTGTATCATGATTAAAGACTTTAAAAGAAATTTTCCAACGTATAAAACAATTCAACCAAGCACTGGCAAAGAAATATCTTTTAGACCATTTCTTGTATCAGATGAAAAAAATCTTTTGCTTATAAAAGAAGAAAAGGACACTTCTTTAATAGTAAAGAATATTCACAGTCTACTTACAAGTTGCTTTCCAGATATTGATCCAGACGGTATAACGCTGCAAGATTTAGAATATCTTTTTTGTATTTTGAGATCAAAATCAGTAGGTGAAATAGTAAAAACAAATTTTACTTGCCCAGAAACTGGAGAAAAAATAAAAACAAGTTTAGATTTGTCTAAGCTCACTGTCGATAGAAAAAATTCAGAAAAAGAAATTATCTTTGACGAAACATTTAAAATTTTGTTCAAGGAACCTACAGTGGAAAAACTTTTATCCATAAAGGGATCTTTTGATTCTATGCATATTGCAAAGGCGTGTATTCATAGAATATACAAGGATGACGCAGTTTATGATTTTATGGATATAAACGAAGAAGAATTAAAGTCAATTTTTGATTCTTTTACTGTTAAAGAATTTGAAGAAATTAAGAAATTTGTGACAAATCTACCCAAAGCGCAAGCAGTGGTAGAATATAAAACATCAGATGACAAAAATAGAACAATGAAATTGGATGGCGTACTGAATTTTTTTACTTATGTCTAAATCATATTAATTTAATTGTTTATTATAGGATATCATATTTTTTAATATCAAATAATATTTTTACTTTAAATGATTTAGAAAATTGTTTTCCCTGGGAAAGAGAAATATATTTTAATCAGCATAAAGAAAAGATGGAAGAAGAGCAAAGAAAGATAAAGAATGATAGACACAGAAATATTCATTGATACCCCAAAAGTAGATCTTAGGGATACAGAATTGCTAAGAAGCGAATTTGGCAATCCTCAAATGTCTTTTGAGAATTATTCAAGAATGTTGCAAGGAGATAATTCTTTAGATTTAAATCTTCAACCAGCTGATAATTTTGAAGAAATGTTTCCATCTGAAGTTTTACCAGAAGATCTTGAAAAAGAAGATCCATTTAAATTTGATCCTGTTGATTTTTCCACTCCTCCTTTATCAGAACAATTTAACAGAGAATTGGGATATACTCCTCCAGAATACGAAATGATGAGTCTTGAAGGAGAAACCACTGAAGATCTAACTACGAACGATGAACTTGAGGCTTTAAATACTCAGATAGATCAAATACCAAATTTAACAGATATTCAACGTCAGCAATTAGAGGGAGAAGTTGCTAAAGCATATAATGATGCTAAAAAAGCAAATGAAATCCCTGCTCAAGTCGGATCAATTACACCATCTACCCAAGTATCTTTACTTGAAGATGAACCAATAAAAATAAATCCAGGATTTAATACGGATTTGGAAAACTTTTTTTCTTCAATAAAAAACCCTCCGCATTGGAGGGTTTTAGGGAACTAAGGATTAGTCTTCCTTAGCTAGTCGCTTGAAGTACTCAAGCGCATCCTCGTCATCGTCAGGCTTGGAAGCCTTACGAGCAGGAGCAGCTTCAAATCCATCCTCATCCTCCGCTCTCTTTGCGGCAGGAGCAACACTGCGAATGTCACCACCGAGAACATCATTGAGCTTCTTCTTGAGATCGTCATACGACTTGAATTCCGCAGGAGCAACAAAGTCCTGAAGCTTGTAAAGCGTCTTCCAGAGCTTTTCCAGCTTCTCGTCATCGCCCTTGTAGAGTTCGCTAGCACCATCAAACTCAGACTTATCGTAGTTGGTGTAACCAGCAACCTTACGAATCTTTAGCTTGAAGTTAGCACCCTTCCAGAAGTCGAATGGGTTGATGGCTTCCTCATCCTTGAACTGAGGCTGCATGGCTTCCTGGACCTTCTGGAAGATCTTGGTCCCGTACTTGAAGAGGAACACCTTACCTTCGTT